GATTACTACAAGCTTACAAGGAGTGGATATAGAAACAACCCCGACAGCGGTGGTGGTTGATGCGCAGGTATCGCTTCCCGATACTACGGTTGTGTATCCTGAAGCTTGATAAGTTCCTAAAGTAACCAACCCCCCGCTGGTAGGGTCTATTCTAAACATTTTAATAAACTCGTTACTATCATTAGTAACGCCCATTGCCACCCTGTAATGATTTTGGTCGCCCTTACTTACTTCATCCATTTTACCATTTGTTAATTTCTTCTAAAAACTTCTGCTTTAACTCTTTACTCTTGTTCTGATTGGTTTCCAACAATTTCTCGGCTTCTTTATTTAATTTAGCAGCTTTGGTTTCTGATTCTTTCGCTTTATCCTCCCGTTCCTTTAAAACTGACTCTCTGACTGACACTGCATTTTCTCTTGTAACCAAAGCTTGTTCTGTCTGTAAAAGTTTTTGAGCCTGAAGTTTAATATATCCGCCTTGATTTAGAATTTTAGTAGTTTCAACCTGTTTAGATTCCAGTTCTTCTTGGGCTAGGCGTTTTTCGGTGTTCCAAGCAATTTGGTCTTCACGGATTTTATCGTGAGTCTTAATTGATAACTCTTGAATTTCTTTAAGTTTCTCGGTTTCTTTTTTAACCAAATCCATCGCCGAGAGAGCTTCACGTTTTTTACGTTCTAAATTATCTTCTAAACGAGCCTTATCTTGTTCCAGTTGTCGGCAGTCTCTCGTTAAAATGAGTTGGTCGCTTATAGTGTATTCTTTTTCCATAAAATTAAAGGGCGGCGATTAACCGCCCTATTGTTATACGAGCATTTTTTCTAAATTAGCTTTTGACTGGCGGGCATCAAACTGCAAACCCTTTTTTTGAAGTTCCGCAATGACTTCTGATTTATCCTTGTACCCTGTGGCGGATATTTCAGGCTCCATAGCGTTTAACTCCGCAACCTTAGCTTGAGTGGCTTCGGCTTCGGTTCTTACGACAGGTTTTTCACCTATAATCGGTTCTCCGAGGATTTTAGCCTTTAACCCTGCTATGTCCTGTTCTGTCCATAAAACCGCTCCTAGACCCCCTGTGGTGTCATTAGGGTCAAATTTTACGGCACTCTTGTCTTTTTTAAGGTACATCTGCTTGGCTAACGCACCTGCGAGGTGGTCAGCTAAATCCCACGGATATAACTTAGTTTCTCCCGCTAAAGCGGGATACCCAACACCACCGAACATTGCCCCTAATTGAGGCGTAAAGTCGAAGTCCGAGATGTTGGTAAATGTGACTACTTTTGAGTAATCCATAATTTACCTTTCTATTAAAACAGGCTTTACCTTTCCTGTTATAGCTTAATGCTATATCCCGCCCTCAAACTTTGAAGGCAAGGATAACACTAACCTAAGTTTACGAAAACGAAGTTTTGGTTAGAAGCATCGTTTGCGGCAAGAATAATCTGTCCGCAGAAGAATTGGTCATAAGGACCCTTAGCTGTGGTGGAAATCAAGCCATATCCAGCCGTACTACCGCCTGGACCAAAACCGTGTCCGGCTACCAGAGAAGAACCTAAAACGGTTCCATACCCCCTGGTTAAAACCCAACCGTAAGCTCCGACTGCGAAAGCAACCTGAGCAATACCTGTTACGAAGTTAGTCTGAGTGGTAACTATGGACGGGTTTACCTGTCCAGGAGTCCAAAATTTAGCTCCGGTAGTAGCGTCTATTGAAGTAGTCGCTGTCAAAACACCCTGTGTGTATTCAGGATAAAGTTCAATAGTGGTAGCGGAGTTAGTTTTTATTTTAAACAAACCGCCTTCACCTGTACCTATGTACAAGAACAACCAACCTTCATTTAACGCACCGGCGGTAAGACCGCCTGTGGAATAAGCTACAAAAACATACTGCCCCGAAGCATTAGCTGTCAGGGTAAGAGTTCCCGCCGCCAAAGTTGCTTGATGGACAGGATTCGGGTCAGGCTGAACGATAGACCCTGCAGCTGTCGTGGATGTTACTTGGATATATTTCCACGCTCTGCCATCAGGCGTGATAGCCTCTTCGCACAAGTTAGCTTCCGCAGCAGTGGAAGTCTGGTAAGGCTGTTGAAACGTAATTAGACGCATAATTTTCCTTTCGTTGGGAAGCGATGCCCTTGTTTCTCAGGCACTCCTTCTTGCCGATTATTTTATAATGTTACGATGTAATAATTTAGAATTACTTTTGCTGTACCTGTACCGACAGTCGGGTTTAGGTTTCCCGTAACCCCCAAAGTAATTCCGGTATTAGGAACAACTACGAGTCCGCCCGCTACGTTAGTAGCAGTCAGATAGTAGTAACCAGCCGAACCCGAAGTAATTACGGATTGGGGGATTACCGCACTCATAATAGAACCTGTAGTGGTAGAGTTGTTGTATTGAATAACAATATTTTCAGCTCCCGCTACGGTATAAGTAGTAGAAGTAGGGTTCATTTCAAACACCATACTGTCCAAGATTATCGCAGTTCCTGAAGCAGTGGTGGTTATTAAAGTGATAGGTGTGGTGGCAAGAGCAAGCAACTGAGCTGAAGTGATTGCGACAGTCGCACTCTGGCTGATAGCTGGATTTAGTTCAGCGTTGTCTACTAAGTTCCCGTATTTAATAGCGGGTATGTAGTTTATAAGTCCGTTTAACATAATTTTCCTTTTGCCCTCTCGCCTTACTGGCGGTCAAAGGCTGTTAAGCAATAAGTCTACCTGTGATAGGGTCTTGCTTAAAGTGGTGTTTAACGTGTTCGCTTTGATTTTTCAAAAGCTCCAAGTTTTCAATACGGTTATCATCCTTAATTTCGTTTATATGGTGGACAACTTCTAAGGGGTGTAAATATCTCCCTAAATGTTTTTCCATTATTAGACGGTGTTCAAGAATATAACCGTGACTTTGACAATAAGGATGTTCGGGGCGGTGAAGTAAAACATAACCACTTTGGCGTATTACTTTACCACCTTTCCAACCTGGATGATTCTCACCCATACTATTAGGGCGTTTTTCACCTTTTCTTGCTTTAAGTCCACACACTTTAGAACAAAACTTTTGTCTCCTAAATTTCCCATAAGAGATTCGGGGGTCTTTTTGGTAGACCAATCCGCACCAAGTGCATTTTTTGGGTTTCATATACCCTTATTATACACTATTGTGCCAATTAACGGAAGTTAGGAAGCGCCAACCATGTGACCGAGCAGACGTGGATTTTCCGATATAAAGTCGCCAGCATAAACTAGATGTCCCACCTCGGCGAGCTGGTCTACTGGGGTAATCATATCTCTAAAATTAAATCCAAGAGTGGAAGGAACTCGGCCAGGAACGCCTTTAGGAGTGCCGTCATTCTTGTCTTTAAAGTTGGTTCTCTTCAATCCAGCGGGAGAAAGGTCAATACCTTTAAATCCGAAGTAATTAGTGTTAACCAAGAAAATGTTTCCTGAAGGGACTTGTTCGTCTTTAACGACAGGAGTACCTCTAAAGAACAAAACTTCAAAACCCTGAGTTCCAGCAAGCGCTTCGGAGGTCGGAACCATACCAAAAGCGTTCATACGAGGGTAGCCGTTCTGAACATATCCGGCACGAACAATCGGGGTCAACAAAGATTCGTAAGTAGACCAAATAGACTTCGTGGTCAAAATCAAATTTGGGTTGTCTATACCAACCTGTACTGCATCATAAGCAGTAGCGAGTTTAGCAAGAGTGGTAGCACCGGCAGAAGCTAAGTAGTAGCCTTTTAAGCTGGTGTAAGTGGAACGAGAGAGACCTCCGTAAGTGGTGTAATTAGTTGAATCGTCAGCAGCCATCGCAAGAGAATCCCAAGAATTTCCAATGCCTGTACCTGTATACAAGTTACTAGACATTATATTCATTAAATGCTTGGCTTGAATGTCAAACTGAGTAGCCAATAAGTCCAAGACTCTTTCATCGCCGTCATTTAAGACCATTTCAATGTTAGCAATAACCACCGGGGCGTAAGCCATATGGGGGTTAAAGTTCATCTGAGTCTGAGTGTCTACACGGTTTGTGTCTAACTTGTCGGCAACACCGATATTTCCACCATTAGTGGAGTCTTGGTACTGCACGATTACGGTGTACTGAACACCGCTTTTCCATTCTTCAGGGTTCTGAAGAAAATACATCAATCCGGGCGAACCACGGTTGATAGTATCAAATGACTTTCTAACGATTGTATTTCTCGTTACGGAAGTCACTGAAGGGCTAAATTGCATATTATTTCCTTAACGAACGGTAAGCAGCACGAGCAGCAGATAAAGTGTTCTTAAATCCGTGGATTGAATCGTATGACGGAGTGTCATCCGTTTCACTTCCTGGTGTGTTAAGTCCTACGTTATCACCTTCCCTTGTTTTAAGGTTTTTAAGCACCCGCTGTTCAACTGATTTTTCATTTTCCTTAAGGTCTTTAAGAAATTGATGGGCGGCAGTTAAACTCGTATTGTACTTAGTGGCAGTTTTATAAATCAAATCCTCATTAACACGAGGGTCTGATTCTTTGATAGAGGTCATTTCAGCTTCGGCGGCAGATATAGCTTGAGCGGTGGCTTGTTCCTTTTGCTCTTGTTGTCTTATACGAGCCAATAAAGGGTCAAGGCGCTGTTCGGTTAATCTGGCCGTGGCTTCCATTTGCTCTTTCCAAGTCTTTGGTTGCCAACCTTCTTTTTCCCAAGGTTCGGGTTCTGCTTTTACTACTTGTTCGGGTTTAGTTTTTTTAAATTCCGCTAGTTCTTGTGACTTGCGGGTAAATTCCGGCAATATCTTTTGGTACTCAGCTTGCAAGCCTTTCGCATCAACCTTCCTGCCGTCTGGAAGGTCATACATGTCTGTTTGAGATTCGGGTTCTTTTTCTTCCACAATCTCAACAGTGGGTTCTTCATCTAACACTACTGGCGTTCCGCTTGGTTCATAATCTGAACTGCCTTTAACGTCATCTAAACTACCATTTGGCATACTTACTCCTAAGACTGCTTTTTAAAACTTGGTCTTACGACTGTCTTAATAGGCTTGGTCTATTAAAAGTTCTAATAACTGGGTTCCCTTTCTTTGAAACCCAGATGCAAAACTCTAAAGATATAGAATTCTTACATTCCCCGTGGTTCCACCTGATGCTACGGCTACTAATCCGTTGCTGTAGATAATATCTCCGCCCCACTGGAAAGGCAAAGATCCTGCCGCAGTTGTAGTAGCTAAAACACCTACAGTAGTAGATGTAATTAATCCTGCGGCTGATGTGGTAGAAGCATCATAAAGTGTAAGGGTATAGGAACCTGCGGGTGCGGACACTACCAAAAACCCGTGAAAAACACCTGGACCACTACCAGCGATAGTCGTTGTAGTATTTGTGATATAAATACCTGTACTAGCTACAAAACTCAACGTATCGTGAGAATTGGCATCTAATACTTGTCCGTTATTTGCTCTGTTCATATATTAGTATTTACGCTTCTCAAATTTAGCACTTAACTTTTTAGTTTTTTCATCTAAGGCATCTGACTCCTTGTCTTCTTTCTTTCCTTCTGACTTGGCTTTCTTAGGTTCAGATTCGGAGGTTTCGCCTTTCTCTTGTTCTTTATCTCCGCCTTTTTCCTCGTCTTCGTCTACTTCAGGGTCAATTTTGTTTATTTCAAAAGACCCTGTGTGCTTACCCTCTCCGCTTGCGTTGTGAGAGTTATATTCGCCTTCAATACGCATGGCGTACTTTTTACCTATTTCCCAGTCGTGCATTTCTGGGAGCTTGCCTTCGTGAGTGTGAAGCACGGAGGGCATTTGATATTTACTTGGTTCCTTTGGCATTGGGTTTGTTATTTAATGGTTTAAGTTTAGAATCTAAAACTGCTTTATTAGTTGCGTGTCCTGCTTCTAAGTTAGTCTGTGAAGCTCCCAGTTTAGCTTTTACCGCTTCTTTTTGGGCTTCAGTTGCTACTTCTAACTGCTTTTGGGCTACTTGATGATTGACCATAGCTTCAGGGTGAACTTGTATGCCTACTTTAGCGAGTACTTGTGTCTGTGCTTCGGGAGGCAGGTCTTCGTACTTAATTGAAATAGAAGGTTCTTTAGCTTCTGGGGGCGGAGGCTGAGGTGAAAACTCTTTAATCTCTTGTTGTGAGAGTCCGACAGCCAGAGCGGGGTTCATCTTGTATTTAACTAGATTCTTAGCTGTTTGTTTAGGGTCATTATATCCTGCGACTTGGTAGTAATCTTCAGGGGCTATCACGCCGTCTTTCATATCTTCGTGAGCAGTCTGCATTTTAAATTGTTTGTCTTCAGGGAGAGTCTTGCCTGGGATAATACGAATTTCAGTTCCTTCTTCAAAATCATCTTGTATTATTTCAAGTATCTTAACGGCTTGGTCAGCACCCAAAGTCTTTGCGTAGTGATATTCTGTGTATCTGCATTTAGAAAGTTGGAACATCCAATTAAACATTTCATAACAGACGTAATCCACAGCCTGAGTGAGTTCAGTCAACATCATTTGAGATTGGTCTATGAGTGCCAGTCTGCCCGCTTTAGTCTCGTCTCCCTGTCTTTCGCCTCTGAATGCTGATTGAGCCGCCATTATGTTATCAATCTCTTGCCTTGAGTCCTGCATATCCTCATAAACAAACTGAGCAAGAGGTGTACCCATTTCTCTCTGAACTCCGTTAACCACATCTTTGCCCCAGACCAGACCTGAAGTTTCGCTCCTTAACTGTTGAGCATCAGCTTTAGTCATTGAGCTTGAATTTACTTTCCAAATTCCATTAACGAGCTTACAGTTCTCGTCAATGTCCATTTTTCTTTCATTCACGGCTTGCTGTAAAGGAATAGCCTGTGTTATGGGGTCTGTCCGTCCTATCGGTTTGTCTTCGTTGGAGAATACAGTAGCGAAGATGTAAGGTTTCCGAGGGTAATCAAAATGGTTAAAGAAATACTGTTTATAAGTTTCGGGTTCTGTGTCTCCGTTATCGGGAAGGTTGTCGTCTTGAGGGTTAGTTTGTTGAGTCGGATTCGGAGTTGTCGGGTCTTGCTGTGCGTTGTCTTGCGACTCAGCATCTTCCTCTGTGCTTTCGGCTGGTGCTTGTCTTTGAGCTTGCTGTTTTTTAGCCTGTTGGATTAAATCCCTGCGAGTTTGTAAGTCAGCTGCGCCGTTAATCTGTTTTTCTTCTTCATCTGTAATTAGCATCCCCTGCCAATCCCAATACGGATTGGGTACGTCTCCTAAAAAAACTGAACCATACGAATACCATAATCTGTCTTTAATCCACGTTTCTTTATACTTGATAGTTCGGTTCTCAATTAAGAGTTCGGCGTTGTCTTCTTGACCGGATTCCTTTAAAATTTCTTGTTTCTTCTTGGGAAAACGGTTAATGACTGCGATAAGATTGTCTTCAATCTCCTCTATGGCGTATTCAGAGTTAACTTCGTTAACCGCTGTCTTGCCGAATCTTACGTTCTTAGGGTCTATACTTTTAACATCAAAGTCGTTAATCTTAGCGTTCCAAAAAGGCTTTAAGACTATTAACCGAGTAAAATATAAGTTCCTAAGTCCCTTACGCAAAGTAGACTTAATGTCTAAAACTTGATACTTGATGTTAAAGAACTGCTCTAAAGTGTTTGCGAGGTCTTTGCTTTCCTGAGTCTCACGAGTAGGTAGAAAGTTCGGTTTGGGAGGATTTGCAATCAATGTGTTAATAACCGCTTCGGTGTTAACAAAGATTCTATTGGCTCTTACCTTAACTTTCTTTTTAGGGATTGCCTTTATGTAATCGGGGTTGTTGTCGTACCAATTAGAATTGTCATCATAAATCTTCTTAATCTCCTCAGCCACTTTACTGTAATCGTTCCAGCGGTTTTGGATTAAGAGGAGTTTTTGAGAATCGGTGAGGGAAGTAATCTTCATAAGAGTTTAAGCTCCCCCTCAATACCCTTTTATGAGAGAGCTTTGCCAGTCCTAAGACTAGTAGAAATTAAAAGGGAGCTTAAGTACTTAAAAAGTGACTGTTTCCGTTGGCGGAACAGCTGTCGGAGCAGGGACGTAAGCAACTGTGCTTGCACCTGCAACCAAAGTTGCAGCGAAGCCGGTAGAGGCAACGTAAGCAACGAAAGCTGCTTCTATTGCGGCTGGAAGACCAGCTTGGAATTCTGCATCTGTCATAGTTTTCCTTTCTTTAATAATTTTACGCCTATAAGGGCGTTTAATATAAGGGCGTTTAAGCTTTTTAACAACTCGTTTCATAGTTTCCCATTCAGCTTTTAGTTCATCAATAATCCACATAATTATAAAAAAAGACAGAACGAGTTATACTCGTCCCGCCGTTGTAGTGGTAGGGAACTTATTTATTACAAAATAGCATATCTAAACTGAATCGTCAACTACAAACTTTTCTGAGCGTTCAATTACCCTTAAACCTTTGGAATCAAAATGTAAAATAACTTTATCATTCCGAGTCTCCAAAGCCCCTGATTTCAGAATAGATACAATATCATTAAGAAACTGCTTGGGTACTTGAAACGCCACTGTCTCCATTTGAACTTGAAGCATTTAGATAATAATTATCTTTAATCCAGCCGTCTGGCCGTTTTTTAGCGTTTATCATATCTTTAGTTGTCCACATCTTTGCTGCCACGCCAACTTCAGCTTGAGGTTCGGTTAACATTACTTTTACATTGTTAGAGTTGCTCATTCCCCTTCTCCTTTACAATTACAAACTTTCTGATACCAAATATCAAATTCTTTACCGCATATTTTGCAATAAACTTTATTGTCCATCAAATTTAGTTATTAATTCAGATAAATTACCCATTACTGGTCCTTGAGCCGTTTCTTTAATAAGTTGAGGCAGTCTTCCAACTGTGTCAGCAAGGAAAGTTCCGTGTCCCTGTCCCTGAAGTGCAAGCCAGTAATAAAGCGTAGCAAAGACGTAATGGTCTTCGCCTGTTGTAGAATCCCATACGTATCGCTCAATTCCTTTGGCGTTGATTTCTTTGACACGCCTTAAAGTCTCCCAATGCTTCAGGTACTCTCTAAAATCATAATCTGAAGGAAGTCCGAAGAGTATTTTAGCATTAATGATTTCATTAATCATTGTGTCTATCGCTCTATTTCTGTTTGAATATACAACTCCCAATCTCTCGCCTTCTCCGAACCAAACTAGAGCCTGTGGATTCACGTTATTGTCTTCAAAGGTACTCATCATCATTTGAGGGTATTTCTCCACGTAATAGCGTGCCATTGTGTTATCAGGGTTTGAGTCTATTACTCCTGACTGAATTTTATAAAAAGCTATTAAATCATCTAATTCTTGCCATTTTGAGAATCTACCAACCTTGATAATCCCTTTTTCAGACCCGAGACAGTAATGCTTAATATTACCAACGTCAACGCCCAAGTAATAATTACCAGTAACCAATGACTTCGGTGTCCAGTTATCAAGGATGGTACTGCGACTAACACGCAAATCGCCAGGATTGTAAGGCTCACCCAAAACAAAGTTATAAAAGTATTCTTGGTCACCTTGAGAGTCTTTAATTATTTCCTCTGCCGTTATCCACGGAGCCATTAGAAGCGAAATATGATAGCCTGAAATGGGTTTTGAGGGGTCTTGGGCTACCCACCTGCCTTTACGCCGCATATCGTTCGTAAGAGGCTTTTTACACGCTACGCACTGATAACACTTTCGTTCTAGGTCTATTGAGTCAGGGAATTTAAGTTCTTGTTCAAAGCCACATTGACATTTAATCATCCATTCTTTCTTATCTGAGAGCAACCATTGCTGGTCAAGGATATCTTTTTCGGTAGTCGGATTGCTAAAGAGCCAACGTCCTTTATACTCACTGGCTTTAGTTCTTGACTTATAATCCTCTAAAGTCTTTTGGTCGCTCCTGCTAACTTCATCGTGAACCAATAAGTCAGCCGAAGTCATAATCGGAGCTGTGTCCGATACTGTACCTTTAAAGAAAAGGAAACGCCCATCTATTTCCTTACGCTCAACGTTGTCTGTCTGCATCCCTTTAAACAGGGAAGGATTAGCCTGGAGCAGTTTATTAGTCTTAGAAACAACGAACTCTGATACATCCGAGGCTGTGGGAAAAGTGTAGATAACATTTAGCTTCAGGTATTTAATAGCGAACAGCACTTTTAAGTTAAACGTAACCGAGCCGCCAATTTGTGCTGACTTCTTTATAACAATCTCTTTAGACCAATCGGTAAGAATATCTAACAAGAACAATCGGTCTTTATAATCTAGTTTCTCGCCTTTTTCGTTTCGTACGTCATTCTTTAAAAGCCAATCAATTATTGCGTACTGCATAAGCTTCCCGTTCCTGTTTTTCTAATTGCTCCCATTTCTTTTTGTTAGGGTCTCCGTACTTAGTCGTAAAGCCATAATCATTAGGCTGTAATAAATCACCGTTTGCAATCGCTTCCATTCTCTGCTCTTTTAACATCCGGGATTGAGTAAAGTAAAGGTCGTTTTCTTTGTCGGTTATTCTGCGCCTTAAACCTTTGTGGCACGCTTTAAAAGCCTCGTAGAAAGCAAGTCGTTGTCCCTTCTGTGTCCAATCCGAAGCAATGACTTTATAAGCTAAGCATCCAAGTAAATCTTCGTTACATCTTGCACAGTAGAAATCGGTTTTAGTCCACTGTTTAGCCTCTCTAATAAGCTTTTCTCTTGCTTCACGCCGTTTTTGTTCGTCTTCGTCTGCTTCTTTTTGGTCATAAAGATTCTCTACTCGCTTAGTAAGTTTATCAACTTTGGTTAGGGATTTAATTAGCATAAGTTGTATGGGTATGCTTTACATCAAACTTACAATTAGAACGTTCACAATGCCAATTTTCGGGGGTTGGAATCTCTACATTATGCACAGTATCATCAACTTCCATTAAATCTAAAGGGGTAGTAGAAAAACCAACTTGTGCCGATTTATAGATGTAAGTTTTCATAAGCTTTTTACCTTATTACTTTTAATGGCATACCTTTGTAGCTAAAACAATAAAAACCTCTCTTATCCCACTTAATGCCCATAACCATTAGGTATCTTTTCAACTCGTCTAAAGTAACTTCAATAAATCCTTCCACTAAAGGTTTTTTCTTAATCCACCTTAATTTCCTATGGTCTATTTTCTGTTGAATTACCATTTGTTACATTTTTTACTTTATCATAAAACTTCTTCCAACCGCTTGTTTGTTGTAAGTGTAGTGCGTAATCAGCTTCAGTCATATCAGGCATAAACACTCCACGAACATTAGCTTTTGGGTTATATTCGTCTTTAAGCTGAACGTTATCCATTCTAATATCTAAATCAGGTAGTATTGATTGAGGTATTGAAAGTTTACCGTCAATAAATTCCCAATCTTTAGAGAGCTTATAAAGTTTCAGTAGGTTTTTCAGTTTCATTTATAATTGCTTGTTTTAATGCTTCTTCATAAATCCTTGTAGCTTCCATTATTTTAGGATTAGCAAAGAAAAAGTTAGCTTGGATATTGGTTTGTTTAACTTCTGAACGCTCTGGCGCATAAGTTGCGTTAACCTTAAAAACCATATCCGCCGCTTTTAGTCTAGTATTACTTTCTTCATTCTCATTAGCTAAAATTCCGCCTACAACTTCCTTAGCTTTCGTTTCTGAAAATCCAAGTTTTTCTAATTCTTCAATGACACCTTTTCCTTCAATTATCTCTTTTGATATGCCAATAGCTGTATTTTTGGAGTATCCAATACTTTCCAATATTTCACCAGCATTTTTAGGCTTATCTTTATCTAAGTTTTCTACGATAGCTTTAGCCAACTTTTTCTGTCGTTGAGTTGCCATCTTTTTTAGCCAAAAATTCTAATATTTCTAAATATTTCTGATTATGCTCATTAAATAACTCGGTTAATTCCTTTTCACGTTTTACCGTATAATTAAAATCTTTCTTATTCATTTGGCTTAAATTCTTCAATATTCTTAAGTTGTTCGTCTTTCTTAGCTTGGTCGGCTTTCATCATTTGTGTTTCTATCTGCTGCGCTTCTTGTAGGAAAGTGTTTATTTCTTCCTGTTTACGGGTATTCTGGCAAAATTTATCAGGTGTTATTTTTAAACTAATTAACAATCCCGCTATTTGTCTCTGGAGTCCTTGATTCCAATCCCGCAAGGTAATTACCTGGTTCTCAAGCATAGCAATCGCTTTCTCTGTTTTAGAAAGCTGGGGTTGTTTAAAATCATTGATAATAGGAATACTCATTTAGGTTAGTATAGCACAGTTTTAATTATTTATCAATATCTTTTAAGCCTTTTTCAAACAATTCTTCCAACTCTTTATTTGCTCAACTATCCAATTTTCCCCCATTTGTTCAAGAAAAAACAAATAAGATGTTAACTTCCCTCGTTGTTGATAATAAGTGGGGTTAAATCGTTTGTTGATACCTTTTTTATAATCAACCTCATAGCCTTTTAAATATTGTTGAATCCGAAGAACTGCCGCAATGGATTCTTTAATGATATTTTCCATTTTTAATAATTTAAGATGCGTTCTATGGTCAATTATTTTCATTGATACCTCACTTTAGCAAAAGGAGCTGGTTCTAGTCCCTCGTGCCATTTTTTTAATCTTTCGGTTCGTTGTTCTAAATTTAACCCCATAGCGTTGTAATTTCCCCACCTGCAAGCCCAATATTCATCTCCTTCATCAAACTGTAATTTAGTAAAGTCCGCTTCTCTTATGGCAAATTTAAACGCTTTCTTAATCTGGGGAATCAAAAGTGCTGCGGATAACAAATCTAATACCGAACCT